TGGTGATCACTCCCCCGATCATCGGCGCACAAGGCGTGGCTCCGACCGACGCCCAGCTGCAGTACAAGAACGTGGAAGTTGCCACGCCTTCGAACACAGCTGCCATCACCTTCCTGAACGTGAACACCGCACAGGTCAACGTGTTCTGGCAGCGTGATTCGCTGGAAATTCTGCCTGGCCGTTATGCCGTGCCTTCCGATGCTGGCGTCGCAGTAATGCGTGCTACCACCGACCAGGGCATCGAGCTGGTGATGCAGAAGTTCTACGACATTGACAGCATGACCATCAAGTACCGTATGGACACGCTGTTCGGTGTTGTGAACAAGAACCCCGAGATGTCCGGCATCTTGTTGTTCAACCAGTAATCTGGCGAAAGACTGGGGGGCTCCGGCCCCCCTTTCTGCACAGGAGCTCAAAATGCCACTGACCAAAGGTTACTCAAGCAAGTCCATCGGGAAAAACATCTCGAAGGAAATGAAGGCTGGCAAACCGCAAAAGCAGGCTGTGGCCATCGCTTTGAACGTCGCCACCAAAGCCGCCAAGGCTGCTGGCAAACCCAGCAAAGCGCCCAAGAAGGCCAAGAAATGAAGTCCGGCCTGTATGCCAACATTCACGCCAAGCGTGAGCGCATTGAGCGCCAGAAGGCTGCAGGCAAGACGCCTGAGCGCATGCGCAAGCCAGGCACAAAAGGTGCGCCAACCGCTGCCGCTTTCAAAGCTGCAGCCAAGACAAGAAAGAAGGCCAAGTGATGGAACAGAACATCCTCGCGCCCAAGTGGGCCAAGAACAAAAAACCCATCAAAAAGCGCAAGCCATCCAATCCAATCGACGGCATCAACCACCGCCTGATGGCGGAGCAGATCACCAAGGTGCTGCAAGAAGTTGCAGTCGAAGTCTCGGCCGTGCCCGATGACAACGCAGCGCCCACCCGCATCGAGCTGATCGAGAAGGCCAAAGAACTCGGCCTGACGTTCACCAAGCGCACCAGCGACGAGAAGTTGCTGGCCATGATCACCGAAGCACTCAGCAAGCAGGAGGCCTGATATGGGTTACAGCAAGCGCCAGTTCGTTGCAGCCGCATTCGAGGAAATCGGCCTTGCATCCTATGTCTTCGACCTGCAACCAGACCAGCTTCAGTCCGCACTGCGTCGCCTCGATGCCATGATCGCAGACTGGAACGGCAAAGGCATCCGTCTGGGCTACCCACTGCCAGGCAGTCCACAGTACAGCGACCTTGACGAGCCGTCCGAAGTGCCAGACAGCGCGAACGAGGCCATCATCACCAATCTGGCCATTCGCATTGCGCCCGGATACGGCAAGGTGGTGATGCCAGAGACCAAGGCCGTGGCCAAGGACAGCTACAACACCCTGCTGCAGCGTGCGACCGCACCGATTCCGCAGCAGATGCCCGTCACCATGCCGTCTGGCGCTGGCAACAAGCCATGGCGCGTGTACGACAACCCATTCCTGCGTCCTCCGGTCGATCCGGTCACCGCAGGCCCGGACGGCCCCATCGAGTACAACTGAGGACAAACCATGCCACAAATCAACCAACTCCCGCTGCTGCTCCAGGCATCGCCCGGCGACCAGATTCCCGTCTACACCCCGAACAACGGCGACGCACGACGCCTGCCGATCGGCTACCTGCTGGCGCTTTTCCAGCAGACCTTCGCGGCCCCGACGCTGGCCACCAGCATCTCGACGCCCGGCACCGGCTTCAACATCACCGTGCCGACACCAGTCAGCCAGCAGCAGTGGATGCTTTTGCAGCCTGCTGGCACGTTGGCCACTGGCACGATCACTTTGCCTTTGAACACTGGCGTGCCTGATGGCACCGAGGTGCTGGTCACGACCACGCAAATCATCACCACGTTCACGCTGGCGCTGAACGGCGCAGCCGCAGCCTATGGAGCTCCAACAACGCTGGCCGCCAATGCGTTCTTCCGCATGCGCTTCGTGCAGTCTCTGAACAGCTGGTACAGGATCGCCTGATGGCCACAAAAAAAGACCCGCGTCTGGCTCGCGTCGGTGTGGAGGGCTTCAACAAGCCCAAGCGCACACCGTCGCACCCGACCAAATCCCACGTCGTGGTGGCCAAGGATGGCGACCAGGTCAAGACCATCCGTTTTGGCCAGCAGGGCGTGTCCGGGTCTCCGAAGCGCGAAGGCGAGTCCAAGGCGGACAAAGCCCGGCGCGAATCATTCAAAGCCAGGCACGCTGAGAACATCGCCAAGGGCAAGATGAGCGCAGCGTATTGGGCCAACAAGGTCAAGTGGTGATCCATGCAGATTCCAATCCTCAACGGCATCTACGCTGACAACGGGCCAGACCTGCGCACGTCGTACCCGGTCAACCTGGTGCCAGTCCCAAAGCAGTCCGGCATCAGTGCAGGTTTTCTGCGTCCTGGTGATGGCATCGTTGGCAATGGCACAGGCCCAGGCATCGATCGTGGCGGCATCAACTGGAATGGCGTCTGCTACCGCGTCATGGGCACCAAGCTGGTGACCGTGGCCAGCAATGGCGCTGTGACCGTGCTGGGCGACGTTGGAGGCCCCGTCAACACCTTGGTGACGATGGACTACAGCTTCGACCGCCTGGCCATCGCATCCGGCGGCCGTCTGTACTACTGGAACAGCGCACTTGGCCTGGTTCAAGTGACCGATCCTGACCTTGGTCTTGTGTTGGATGTGGTGTGGGTGGATGGCTACTTCATGACCACCGACGGAACCAGCCTGGTTGTGACTGAGCTGACCGACCCGACCCAGGTCAACCCGCTGAAGTACGGCTCCAGCGAAGTCGATCCAGACCCTGTTGTGGCGCTGCTCAAGCTGCGCAACGAGGTCTATGCCCTGAACCGCAACACCATCGAGGTGTTCGACAACGTGGGCGGCGAGTTCTTCCCATTCCAGCGCATCGATGGCGCACAGATTCAAAAGGGTGTCATTGGCACGTTCGGCTGCTGCGTGTTCGTGGAGAGCGTCGCCTTCCTCGGCTCGGGCCGCAATGAAGCGCCAGGAATCTACCTTGGCGCGAACGCGACTGCTCAAAAAATAAGCACGCAAGAGATCGACCAGATTCTGCTCGGCTACACCGAGGCACAGTTGGCTGGCGTCAAGATGGAGGCTCGCAACGACAAGGCCCACCAGCACCTGTACGTCCACCTGCCAGACCGCACGCTGGTTTTCGATGCTGCCGCAACTGGAGAGCTGAGCCAGCCCGTCTGGTTCACGTTGACCACCAGCCAGGTCTGCTTCAGTCAGTATCGCGCAAGGAATCTTGTCTGGGCCTACGACAAGTGGCTGATCGGTGACCCGCAGTCCAACGCCATCGGCTACCTGGTGGACAACATCAGCAGCCACTGGGGCCAGATCGTGCGCTGGGAGTTTGGCACGCTGATCGTCTACAACGAGAGCAATGGCGCGATCTTCAACGAGCTGGAGCTTGTCAGTTTGACTGGTAGCGTGGCGCTTGGCGTCGACCCCATGATCTCGACCAGCTACAGCGTGGACGGCCAGGCATGGAGCCAAGACCGCAGCATCCGTGCAGGCACAACCGGAAGCCGCAAGAGACTCGCATGGTTCCAGCAGGGTCACATGCGCAACTGGCGCATCCAGCGATTCCGTGGCGACAGCCAGGCTCACTTGTCCTTCATCCGTCTTGAGGCTCAGATCGAGCCATTGGCCTACTGATGGCAACGCAGAAGCTCAACCTCACCCGCGATCAGCTCGCCACGTTCCTGAAGAACCACGAGCAGATCAGGCAGTTCGAGCGCCTGTTTCAGGTCGCTGACGAAGTCGCGCCATCGAGCGACACGCAAGGCATCAGCATCGAGGCCGGGAATGCAGACGCATCAGCAAACGAGGCACTGGCTCAGATTGTGAGCCTGGCCAGAGATGTGGCCATCAACGCAGGAAACGCAGACCAGAAAGCCGTGCAGGCACTGGACACGCTTGGCCGCATCGCAAACGCACTTGAGATGCTGGCCACCGCGCCCGTGATCCAAAACAACAACTCTGTGGTGACGGATTACATCGACCTGCCAGAAGATGGCTCCCATGTCACGCAAGCAAGGCGCGTGCAGTGGAATCAGGACGATGGCACGCTGGATGTTGGCCTGTATGGTGGCAGCGTGCTGCAGGTCGGCCAGGAGCTGATGTACTACGCCAAGAACACCAGTGGCTCACTGATCGCCAACGGTACGCCTGTGATGTTCACTGGCACCGTTGGATCATCTGGCAAGTTGACCTTTGGCCTGGCCATCGCTGACGGCTCGGTGCTGGCCGACTACATGATGGGCGTGACAACTCAAGACATTGCAGACAACGCATTTGGCTATGTGACCAGCTTCGGCTTGGTGCGAGGCTTCAACACCACAGGCGCACCGTATGGCGAGGTGTGGACAGATGGCGACCTGCTGTATTTCGACCCAGCAACACCTGGGACGTGGACAAACGTTGCCCCGCAGGCCCCGAACATCGATGTGCCGGTGGCCGTGGTTGTCAACGCTGGATCAGGCGGATCTGGTTCGATCTTTGTGCGCATGACCGTAGCTGAGTCCTTGGCCAGGCTGCAGGACGTCTACATCAACGGCACCGGAACCCCCAACGACTTTGATGTGCTGCTCTACGATGCCACGCAGTCCCGCTGGGAAAACAAACCCGCATCTGCTGTGCAGGTGCTTGAATGGATGAGCATGTAATGGCCTTTCAGAACATCACCCCAACAAAGCTCGGTCAGGCTGCCATCACCACAGGCGTGACCACGCTCTACACCGTCCCGGCCAGCACCCGCACGCTGCTCAAGGAGTTCAGCATTGCCAACACCACAGGTGCGGCCATCAATGTGCGCGTGTTTCTGGTGCCTTCGGCCGGTGCCGCTGGTACTGGTAACGCTTTCCTGTACGACGTATCCGTCCCGGCAAACAACGCCCTGCAATACAACGGCGTGCAAGTCATGAACGCAGGCGAAACAATCCAGGTGCAGGCAGCGTCCGCAGGCCTGACAATCACAGCAAGCGGCGCAGAGGCCGTCTAAGGAGAAACCATGGCAGTCACAGCAAAACCCCTTATTGGCTCCAAACAGATGGAGGCGGCGCAGACCACGCAATACACCGCCACCAACTGCACGGCCATCATTGACAAATTCACCGCCACCAACACCAGCGCCAGCAACGCTGTGATCAGCGTCAACCTGGTGAGCAGCGGCGGCAGCGCAGGCCCGACAAACTTGATCGTGGACAGCCGCGCCATTGCCCCGGACGAGACCTACACATTCCCAGAGTTGGTTGGCCAAGTTCTGGCCAATGGTGGGTTCATCTCGACCACCGGCACGGCCACTGCTCTGACCATCCGCGCCTCCGGCCGCGAAATCACTTAAGGAGAACACCATGGAAATGCCAAAGATCATGATGGCTGGCTTCACCGGCCTGCCTGAATCCATGCCGTTCATTACGGCGGCCGAGAACAAAAAGAACACACAAGTGGTGATCGACGACTGGATGCTCGGCCCTGAAAACCCAAGCAATGAGCCAACGGCCAACAAGGTCTATTGGGTTGCACTTGGCAAAGCCATGCAGGTGGACGAGAAAGAAGCCCGGCGTCGTCGCTGCTCCAACTGCGAGTATTACGACAACAGCACCTACAAGCAGGCCTTGATGGAGCGCATCCCGCGCAACGATTGGGACACCGACGCTGGTTTCCGTGGCTTCTGCCGCAAGTTCGATTTCATCTGTCACGACCTGCGTTCCTGCCAAGCCTGGGAAGAACGCGAGTTCGAGTTTGATTGACAGGCGATGCAAATGTGGGAAAATACAGGTGCTGAGCCTATCGAGCCGCCAGCAGCTCATCGCCACTTGGAGGGTAGAGCATGACTGGTACGGATAGCCTCAAACAGAACCTGCAACAGGTTCTGGCGCTGCCTGCACCGGCCATTGAGTGGCTGCTGATGCTGTGGAACGCGATCCAGGTCTTTGACGACGTGGCAGACGGCGATCCAGTCGAGCGCAGCGATCTGAATGCCGCCATCTGGAACACCCTGGTGGCGATGAATCAAAACACCTTCTTCCTGCAGAATTCCCCTGTCCTGGTGCCATGCGTGGCATCCATGGTCTTGAAGTGGCAAGCATCCGACCGCGCTGAGCGTGCCGGGCTTGCCGATGCACGCTCCTACATGTGGCGTGCTGGGTACTATGACGTGGTCTTGATGGCCATGCAGCTTTGCCATGGCGCGAAGTTTGCCAACGAAAATGCCCACTTGGTCATGGAGCTGTATGGCGAGACGTTTGAAGAATATATGAAGGAGTTTGGCCATGCCTGATCCAATTACCGGCTTAATCGTCGGCGGCACACAACTCGTCGGCGGCCTGATGCAAGCCGATGCAGCAGGTGAAGCTGCTGGCGTCCAAGCAGCAGCCAGCGAGGCTGGCATCGCAGAACAGCGTCGCCAGTTCGACATGGTGCGCGAGCTGCTGAAACCCTACGTCGAGGCCGGTGCTCCGGCACTTGCGGCGCAGCAGGCCATGCTTGGCCTTGGAACCCCAGAAGCCGAGGCTGCCCAGATTGCAGCCGCTGAGCGTTCCCCGACATTCCAGGCCATGCTTCGCACCGGTGAGGAATCCTTGCTGCAGCGTGCATCGGCCACAGGTGGCTTGCGTGGCGGCAACGTCCAGGCTGCATTGGCTCAATTCCGGCCGCAGCTGCTGGCGCAGGAGCTTGAGAACCGATACAGCCGCCTTGGTGGTCTGACCGCACTTGGCCAGCAATCCGCTGCCGGTGTCGGCACGGCAGGCATGGAAACTGGCTCGGCCATCGCACGACTGCAGGCCGAACGCGGCGCAGCTCTGGCTGGTGGAGAGCTTGGCCAAGCCAAAGCCTTCAGCGGCCTGCTGAACCTCCCAGCCCAGGTGCTCGGCGCACAATACGGCGCAGGCGGCAAACTTGGCCTTGGCTTCGGTAGCCTATTCTGAGGACAAGAACATGCCTGCACCCTACGACTACTCCATCAACGTCCAGAGCCCGTTTGAGGCTGCCGTCAGCGGCCTGAAGCTGGGCGCGACCATCGCAGACATTCGCACGCAGCAGGAAGCTGCCGCCAAGGCTGCCGAACGCCAGCAAATGCTCAACCAGGGCATGCAGGCGCTGATCAACAACCCGAACCCGACCGCACGCGATTTCACTAACATCGCCATGCTGCTGCCTGAAAAAGAGGCAGCCAGCATGCGTGCCAACTGGGACACGCTGAACAAAGACCAGCAGGACAACGAGCTGCGCTTCAGCGGCCAGGTCATGTCGGCATTCAGCTCCGGAGCACCGCAGATCGGCGTGAGCCTGCTCCGCCAGAAGGCCGATGCCGAGCGCAACTCTGGCCGCGAAGATCGCGCCAAGGCCTACGAGACCTATGCGCAACTGGCCGAGACAAACCCAGGCGCTGCCCAGAAGACCATCGGCATCATGCTGGCTGGTGTTCCTGGTGGCGACAAGGTGCTGGAATCCTCGATCAAGGCACTCAAGGCCCCGGCCGAGATTCGCACTGGCGAGGCTGGCGCAACAGAGAAAGAGCTGGTCACGGCCAACACGCCGACCCGCCTTGCTTTGGAAAACGCCAACACCGGCGCACAGATTCGCAACATCGACAGCCAGATCGCAGACCGTTCTGGCCGCCTAGCGCTCGACCGCGACAAGCTGCAGACCGATGTGGAGATGAAGCTGTTTGAGCTGAACCAGTCCGGCACCAAGCTGGACAACGACGCACGCAAGATCGTCAACGACGCCACTATCGCAGCCGTCGGCAACGAGCAGGCTGCAGGCCGCATGCTTGACCTGGCTGGCCGCATCGAATCCGCACAAGGCGGCAAGGGCGCACTGACCAAGGCCAGCGAGTGGTTCGCAGGCGCAACCGGCCGCCAGGACGAGTGGACGCAGATGCGCCAGGAATACACCCGCCTGCGCAACACCCAAGCGATCAAGATGCTGCCGCCTGGCCCTGCCACCGACAAGGACATTCAGCTGGCGCTTAAGGGTTTTCCCGAGGAAACCGCCAACGCTGCCACCATCGCCTCGTTCTTGCGTGGCATGGCCAAGATGCAGCAGTTCGACGCGGCGGCAAAATCTGCCGAGGCTGAGTGGGTCAACTCGACAGGCTCGCTTGGCCGCGCCAAGACCGACATCAACATCGGCGGCATCCAGGTGCCTGCTGGCACGACCTTCGTGGACTTCATGCGCCAGTACGGCGAGCAACGTGCCCAGGGCTTGGCTGCACAGCAGGCCAACGTGGTCACTGGCCAACGTGGCTACATGCGCTGGGCCAACCCGCAAACTGGCCAAGTTCCTGCACCCGGCACCATGGGCAGCGGCACCTTCCAAGTCCCTGGCCAATAAGGACAACAGATGGCGACACAAGCCCCAAACAGCTACAAAGACCCGTTCTGGTCTGACCTGGCGTCCAGCACCGAGCAAAAGCTCGGACTGCCGTCTGGTCTGCTCAAGTCGGTGCTGCTTTATGGCGAGCGCAGCAATGCCGACCAGGTGTCCGAGGCCAACGCCAAGACGCCATTCCAGATCATCCCGGCCACCCGCAATGCTGTGCTGGACAAGTACGGCGTGGACGCCTACCTCAGCCCACAGAACGCAGCCGAGGCTGCTGGCCTGCTGCTCAAGGAATCCCTGCAGCGCAACAAAGGCGACATCAAGCTGGCCGCTGCCGAGTATCACGGCGGCACCGACCCGAAAAACTGGGGGCCTCGCACGAAGTCCTACATCGAGCGCGTGAGTGCCGGTGTTGGCCAAGAGCAACAAGCCACGCTCCCCGGAGGTGGGGACAGCACGTTTCAACGCGTCATGGCAGCCCGAGGTGGTGCTGGCGCTGCTGCTGGTGGCCCTGCTATGGCCCCTGGCTCGATTCAAAACATCTTCAACGCCTACAGCTCCGGCCAGATGACGCCTGAAGAGGCGGCAGAGTTCGAGGCCGACGTCCAGTCCGGCGCGATCATGCTGCCCCGTGGCGCTGCCCTGCGTGGCCAACAGCCTGCGCCAGCCCAAGGCACCAAGCCCAGCACGCAAGTCGCTGAGCTCCCGCCTGCTGTGGTCGATGCCTACAACACTGGCCGCATGACCCGCCAGGAAATGATGGACTTGGAGGCCGATGTCAAGAACGGCATGGTGCGTGCACCGGCTGGCATGCAGCTCAAAGGCACAGAGGCCCTGGGCGTGCTTGGCAGCATCCGCGAGGCCGTCACAGGCACTGAGCAACAGACACAGACAACTCAGGCACTGCCCGATTGGGCGTCGATGCCCGAGCTCAACACCTTCAGCATGGCCAGCTTCAAGTCGGCCCTGGGCACGATGATGACCAACCCGCAGGAAACTGTGCAGGTCATCCAGTCCAACTTTCCCGGCGTGCAAGTCAGCCAGGATGAAAAGGGCAACTTCGTGCTGCAGTCGTCCATCGACGGCCAGCTGTACGCCATCAAGCCCGGCTTCCAGGTGAGCGACATTCCCCGCGCTGCTGGCGCTTTGGCCGCCTTCATCCCGGCTGGCCGCGCCACCACGCTGCCCGGCATGGCCGCTGCTGCTGGTGGAACCCAAGCTGCCATTGAGGCCACACAGGCTGCCACTGGCGGCAGATTCGACGCTGGCGAGGTGGCTACGACCGCTGCGCTGGCTCCCGTTCTCCCGGCTGCTGTGCGCGGCGTGCAGGCCGTCCGTGCTGCTCGTGCGCCCGTTGCCCCAGCTGCTGGCCCTGCGGCCCCTGCTGGCGCTCCTATGGGAACGGCAATGGCTCCTGCTGCACCTGCTGCACCTGTTCGTGCTGCCGCTGCCGCGCCTGAAGTCCAGCCTTCTGCCATGCAGGTCACACCACCGACTGCTCCGGCTGCCGCCATGACCCCACAGGAGCTGGCCACGACCGCACGCACGGCCGCCGAGGGTGGCATTGGCGCAACCCGCGCCACTTCCGTGCTGGCTGGCCAGGCCGCGCCCGATCCGAAGGTGCTGGAGGCTGCCCGACGCCTTGGCATCGACGAATATCTGCAGCCCGACCACCTGACCTCAAACCAGGCCTACCGCGAGCTGGCTCAGGCCGTGAAGTCCATCCCTGGCAGCCAGACCCGCGCAGCCGAGATTCAGGGCCTCGAGCAAGTTGGCCTGCGTGCAGATCGCCTGATCAACGAGATCGGCGGAACGACCGACCTGAGCAAGCTCAACCAAGCCGTGCGCACGCAGCTCGACCAGACCGTGACCAACCTTTCCAACCAGGCTGATGACGCCTACAAGGCGCTGCGCACGAAGATTCCATCGCAGACCCGTGGCGAGGCCACCAACGTGCTGGAATTCGTGCAGCGTCGTGCTGACGATCTGGACGGCGCTGAAAACCTGTCTGCCTTGGAAAAGATGGTGCGCAGCAAGCTGACGCCCAAGCCCATAAAGGACGAGGCTGGCAACGTGATCGGCACGCGTGCACCGACCTATGCCCTGATCGACGACGTCCGGCGCGACGTTGGCGCAGCCGCACGCCAGGCTGGCCCGTTCGCTGATGCTGACACCGGCCTTGCAAAGCAGCTCTACCGCCTGATCGACGATGATCAGTTTGCACTGGCCCAGGGCGCTAGCCAAGGTGAAAGCTACCGCCTGGCAAAGAGCCTGGTGCAGATGCGCAAGGGCTTTGAGGATGACATGGTGTCCCTGTTCGGCCGCCAGCTCGACCAGAGTCTGGTGGGCAAGCTGGAATCTGCCACCATGTCACTGACCAAGGGCGATGCCGATAAGCTGGCCAAGATTCTGACGGCCATCCCGAAGGACATGCGCCAGATGGTCACGGCCTCGGCCCTGAACACAGCATTTGGCAAGGCCACCCAGAACGGCGCTCTGAACTTCAACACCTATACCAAATGGTACGAAGGCCTGCTGGCCAACAAACAAGCCTATGCCGCGCTGATGGCCAACCTTCCGCAGCCTGCACGTAAGCAGCTGTCCGACCTGTACCGTGTGGCCAGCAACGTGAGCAAGGCCACCCGCGAGCGCATCACCACCGGCCGCATCCAAGCAGTCCAGCAGGAGCTGCAAGGCGCTGACAACCTGCTGACGAACATCTACGGCGTGGCCAAGCGTGCTGCAGTCGGCTTGCCAATCGAGGCGGCCACCACTGCCGTTGGCCTGCCTGGTGCTGGCATTGCATCCGGCCTGGCCGCTGCACTGACCAAGACCAAGCCTGGTGCGCTGAAAGCAGCCGATGAGCTGATCTCGTCGCCTGAGTTCCAGCGCTTGGCAGTCGAAACAGTTTCCACAGGCAACCAACCTTCCAAGGCTACCGTAAAGGCTGTCTTGATGTCACAATCTTTCCAGAAGTTTGCCGACGCGGTGAAGCTCCCACGCGAAATGAGTGCGCGTGAGAAGTTCATCGTTCAATCGCTGCAGGCCCAGGAGCAATTCGACCAGGAGAACCAGTAATGTCCGCACTCTCGATTCAACCAACCTATCCGATCTTCACGGACATTGATGGCCAGCCTCTTGAGGCGGGTTATGTCTGGATTGGCCAGGCAAACCTTGACCCGCAGGTCAATCCGATCAACGTGTATTGGGATGCAGCTCTAAGCATCCCTGCGACACAGCCCATCCGCACGCTTGGTGGATACCCTGCACGCAACGGCACGCCTGCCCGTTTGTATGTCAACAGCGACTACAGCATCCGCGTGATGAATAAGAATGGCAGCACGGTCTACAGCGCGCCTTCTGCTACAGAGCGTTACAGCAATGTGGTGATAAACATCACTGCTGCAGATATACCATTCACACAAGTTGGAGCTGGCGCAGTTCAGATCACATTACAAGATGTTGGTGAGGAATGGATCACACCTGAGCAATTTGGTGCTGTTGGTGACGGTGTTACTGATGACACAGATGCTCTGATTGCTGCACACAGCACTGGAAAACATGTTCTGTATGGAGCAGGTAAAGCCTATCTTGTTGCTCCCAGTGTTGGCAGTTACAACAAATACATTCCAGTCACTGAAGGCCAAATTATTGACGGCAACGGCTCGAAGATTAACTGCTTCAATGGTGGCCGTGCAATATTTTTGATGGACTGTCGTGCGAATGTGGTTAATCACCACATCAACAACATGCACATCAGGAACTTCTTTATTGGCTCTAACAAGTTTGGCCCAGCCAATAACGGCCCACTGGATTTTGAGTATTTCATCGTTGTGCGCGGTGGCTACATCATGATGTCCAGCTTCACCAATATTTCAGCAGCAATCGATGCTGATGGAGACAATCCTTCTTGCCGTGCAGTTGTTTATTTTGACTTGAATGATGCCAACGGTTCTGCAGACGTTGGAGCACCAGATGGTGTCACGGTTTCGGATTTTTATCTGCTTGGCGCTTATGGCACATCTTGCGCTGTTCTGTTTGATGGATCAGCAACAACTCTGCCAACAAATAGTCGAGTTGGCAAAGTTGGAATCAGCAACATTTTCCTTGGATGTATAAATCCAGTCGATTATGACAATCGCAGCACATCAACTGGAAAATGCGCTCCTGTGATTTTCAACAAGTGCGATATGGGTTACAGCCAGATCGACACAATGTTTGGAGGTGTGACTGCGATTCGTCTGTACAACAATTCTGTTGTTCGTAACACTCCAATGACTGGCCTTTACAACGAGCTTGTCAGTCCACAGTCCAGTGCCGAGCGAGGATTGGTATGGGCAGAGGCCGGAAGCACATTTGGGCAATGCTTGTTTGAGTCTCCTGAGTTGTACGCCATTGGAGCAAATTTTGCTCCTGGATACAACTACAAGATGTTTGACGGCACTTTTGTCGAGTGCCACATTGCACGTCCGTACATCTATGAAAACGACTTATTGTTGTCGCAGATTCCTTCCAGCCTGATCAATCTGAGTTCATCATCCTATGGCAATAAGATTGACGCACTGAATCTGTTTGGCATCTACGGTAGTCAAGAAAATCAATCTGATATTGCTCAGACCAAGATTACTTGCAGTCAAAGCAATGAGGTTGCTTCTTGGGTTTTCCCGTTCAACAATGAGATTCGCAATCTCGCAATTCCTGGCGCATCTACAGTCAAGATTTTGGAAGTCCCACGCTACATGATGGAGCAGTTGGACATGTACAAAATCAGGATCGTTGCAACAGCCACGTCTGGAACCATCAGAGCGTTTGCCTCAACTTCCGTTTTCTTGGACAGCGCAACGACAACGTTTACGGCTGGCAACAACGTGCACGTAATCGAAGGCATCATCTACATGAACGCCCAGTCCAAAGCAATCAATGCACAAGTGCCGTGCGCCATTTATGGCGAATGGATCACTGAGCACAATGGTGGAAACTTCACCAATGTGCCTGCTCCAGGAATCATCAACACAAGAACCACGTCGCTTGGAATTTATGTTCAGACGACTGGTGCTGTTGATATTTTGACTGCCACAGTAGAGACGCTGCGTGGCGAATACACAAACAAATTCTGATGATCTGAAAGGAGATCGAAATGGCACTCAAGAAAACTGAAATCATCCACAATGACGTTGTTGGCCAGGTGCAAGTTCCTTGCTATATCAAGGTGACGATGGTCAGCGCAGACAAAACAAATGTCATTGCTGAAGTCATGTTCAGAAAAGATGATGCTGATGGAACAATCATCAAATCTACCCGCCACTCATTCTCTCCAGACATGAATGGCGAAAACTTCATCAAGCAAGCCTATGAGCATCTTAAAAAAATGCCAGAGTTTGCTGGTGCTGTTGACTGCTAATAGGTGACGACATGCTCAAAACAGTAGGAAATCCATCTGCCAGATATGGCAATCAGACAATCATCGGAGGAAATCTTGTCATTGGCACGGCTGGCAATGGCATTGACTTTTCTGCTACGAGCAGCGGCACTGGAACGATGACCAGTGAGTTGTTCGATGACTACGAAGAAGGCACGTTCACGCCCTCTATTACATTTGGTGGTGCCAGTGTTGGTCTAACTTATACAGCAAGAAATGGAAGCTATACCAAAGTCGGAAATGTTGTGCATTTTAGGATTGGTATTGATATCAATAGTGCTGGCTCCTCCACTGGAGCAATGAAATTAACTGATCTCCCATTTGTTTCAGCAAGTGCTTCTTATGCAAATTATCCTTGCGTAATGACTGCATATTCGTTCACTGGATTGACTGGCGCAATTGTTTGTCAGGTTAACGGAAATGCCAATGATATTGATGTGCTGCAATGGGGCGCAACAGGATGTGGCTCTGTCACTCAAGCAAATGTGTCTTCTGGTTACTTCATGGTTTTTGGTTCGTATTTTGTCCCCTAATTCAATGCTGAATTGCATTGATGGAAATTGAAAGGAAAGAAAATGTCTCTCGAAAAAATTGAAATCGTTGACCGCATTGAGGTCTTGGAAAATGGCTGTGTGCAAGTACGCACAAAAACAGCCATCATGGAAGATGGTAAACAGATCAGTGGCACTTATCACCGACATGTTGTAGCGCCTGGCGATGACTACAGTGGTAAAAATGATCGTGTGCAGGCAATCTGCGCTGCAACGCACACGCCTGAAGTGATTGATGCATACAAGGCAGCCATCGCTGCAAAAGGAGTCTGACATGTCGACCAATTCCCAGATCGCATTTAACCCGATTGGCGAGACCGTCGTCGTTGCGGCTGCAGCTGTCGCTCCTGCTGGCGTCCAGGCTCCTGTCTACGAGAAGTTCAACCCGCAAAATGCTGGCCAGTACCGCTTCGTGAATGCAGGTAGCGACACCGTGTTTTTGGGCACTGGCCCGACTGCTGCGGCTGCCCAGGCCAATGCCGTGGCTCCTGTGGCTGGCAACCCATCTCCGGCTATCGTGTTGGTTCCTGGTGCCGTGGAGATCATCCGCTTCAACAAAGATACCTACTTCAGCGGTCTTGCAGCTGCAGCGGCCACCGTCTACGTCACGCCCGGCCAGGGCTTGTAACGATGGAGAGTCCTGACATGGCTGAAGAGAGAGACGGCGGCATTGACCTCGTGAAGTATGGAGTTCTGTGGCAGCGCGTGCAGGACATGGACAAGAAAATGGACAAGATGGAGCGCCAGCTTGAAGAGCTGGTTGCTCTGGCCAACAAGTCCAAAGGTGGTCTGTGGTTTGGCATGGCCATTGCCTCCGGCGTTTCTGGCTTCATAGGCTTCATTGCAAGTCACTGGAAAGGCAACTGACATGAATTGGTCGGACGTTCTGAAGGCGGTCATCCCCATCGTGGTCATGTCTTTAGCATGGCTGCTCGGGCAGGTGAACTCGTTTTCTGAACGCCTGACCAAGATCGAGGGCAGCATGCCTGCACTCATCACCAAAGAGGGCATCCCAACGGACAGCCCCATCTCTGCCGAACGTCGGCACGTGCTCAAAGAAGAAATCTACCGCGACATTCACCAGCTTCAGGTGAAGGTTCAACTACTTGAAGAACGCGAAAAGATGGGGAAAAAATGATGATCGACGCACTCCTATCGGTTGGTGGAAAACTGATCGACAAACTGATTCCAGACCCCGAGGCCAAAGCCAAGGCTCAGCTCGATCTGGCCAAGATGGCGCAGGACGGTGAGTTGGCCAAGATGGCCAACGAGACCGACCTGTACAAGTCCGAGCAGGCTGGCGTGTCTGACCGCTGGAAAGCCGATATGGCGTCGGACTCCTGGCTGTCCAAGAACATCCGGCCCATGACCCTGGCCTACATCCTGAGCGCTTATTTGGCACTGGCTGTGCTCGATGGTTTTGGATTCCGTGTGGCAGAGTCCTATGTCACCCTGCTTGGCCAATGGGGCATGCTCGTGATGTCTGCCTACTTTGGCGGACGCACGCTTGAGAAGATCATGGAATCCAGAGGCAAAAAATGAAGCTGAGCCCAAACTTTAGCCTGGATGAGCTTACAAAGTCCGAGGCGGCCATCAGACTTGGCCTGGACAACAGCCCAACGCAGGAAATCATCAGCAACCTTCAGGAGCTGACTGTTCACATACTGCAGCCGATCCGTGACAAGTTTGGCCCGGTGGTTGTGACCAGTGGATACCGCAGCCCAGATGTGAACAAGGCAATCGGCGGCTCAGCCACAAGTGACCATTGCAAAGGCCAGGCAGCCGACTTCGAGGTGCTTGGCAAGGACAACAGAGAGCTGGCCATCTGGGTTTCTGAAAACATGCAATTCACCCAGTTGATCTTGGAGTTCTACAAGCCTGGCGTGCCAGATTCTGGCTGGGTGCATTGCTCCTATGTTCCTGGAAATCTCAAGCGTCAAGTGCTGACGGCTGAACGCATCGATGGAAAAACCGTCTACAGTACGGGCATCAAATAGCAGTTGTCTCCAGCGGCTTCGGCCGCCTTGCCCGGCCTCTGTGCCGGGTCTTTTTTATGACCGACGTTTCCGACCAAGCCACCATCCGAGAAGAACAAGAGCGCGAGGCCTGTCTGACCTCCGCCAGGCAGCCACACCAGCGACTTGAGCCAACTGGCCTATGCCACTACTGCGAAGAGCCTGTGGCCGCTGACAGGCGCTTCTGTGGCCCTGAGTGCCGCGATCAATGGCAGGCTGATACCAACGCAAGGCAGAGGGCTGGAAAGCGCTAGGCGGTGTTCTTCACGCGCAGCAATTCTGCGCACAGTTGACGGGCGGTATCGTTGTTCTTTGTCGCGATAATCACGCTGTCCTCAACGACGCGAACTCCTTGCATAAGCCCAACCCATTGCCGCTGTGCTTTGTAGTGGCAAAGGCCAGTGCTGCATACAAACTCTTGTGGGGTGGTGTAGAGAGGTGATCGGTCTTCACCGGGCAGGCGATAAACCGTGCCGCAGTTCACTGAGTTAAATTGCTCAGTAACCTCATCAAGGTTGGCCCATCCGTATGGCTGCACGTTCTCTGCGGCCTCGATGGCGGTGCGGAGGTTTATGACTATTTTTGGGATGTCCTCTGGTTGTGCCAAATCATTTGACGCTGTCAGCCACTCCAACGCCTCCAGCGCATCTTTCATTGCTTCAATGCTCATGCCATTTGCCTCTTTGCTTTATCACTTGTCAGTACGTGTTTGTGGTGCTCTAACTTACGATGCTCGGCGCACAAATGAAGCACAACATCGTCTCCACGGAACCAGTTTATAGGCACGTCGCATCGCCAGGCTTCTTTGGATGTGCAGCTAGGCGCATCGCACTGATGGCGTTTGTTTTTGGATTTCATTGCATCCTCGCTTGAATGGTAGATGGATCGATGTGCATCATCTGCTGGAAATAGACCGCAAACGATGCCTTGGTGTCCGGCTGCAGTGGCATGGCCTGTATGCGCTCCAGAGCCTCCTGCATGGCACTGTTCCAGCCTGAGACGAACACCCATTGGGCTGCATCCTTTGGAGACAGGCCCAGGTCGCCATACAGCCTGTCGTAGTGTCCGAGCGCGTCCATCAGTACGCATCCTCGGTCATGGCTTCCTCGATTTCCTGATCGATGCGGCTGCGGTCGGCGTCCGTGAGCTTGCGCTCCAGCCAGGCAGCCGGTCGGCCGTTGCGGTCGAGCACTTCCCACTCGCTTTCGCTGTACCCGTAATAGTCCATGTCGCTGGGCGCGTTGTAGCTGTACGACCCGCGCACGCTCTCGAAGTGCGTCACTCGGATGATGCAGGGAATGCCTGCCACGCGGCTTTCGATTTCCATCATGAGCTCCACCATGCAACCAGCAGGGCGGCCAGGCCGCATCCGATGGCCAAGGCCAGCAGGTAGTCTGCAGCAGCCTCGCAGCGGCGCTCTGTCTTGGTGACAAACAGACGGCGCTTGATCTCGTCGCTGTAGGGGTGTTGGGTGTGTTTCCAGTGCTTCATCGAGTTCTCCTGTGTTGATGCCTTGATAGTACCACATTCACCCACAAACCTACAAAATTATTTTGTAGGGGTTATCCCTATAAGTCGCAGATTTCTACATCATGCGGCCTGCGCTTGCCGTTCAGCATGTCCTGAATTCGCTGTTCTGTCAGCCGGTGGCAGCGCACCATCGTCCTGGCTGGCAGCACGTCCAGCAGTTCGGAATAGTCCCGCAGGATTGAGCGAACGGCCACGATGCCTTCACCATCCAGGCGCAGGCTTTGCCCGGCCTTGCTGCGCTTGCCTGCCTTGGCCAAGGCTGTGATGGCGTCCATCAGCAGGCCATTGGCGTCCTCGCAGACCTTCATTTCCACCACCAGCGTCTCGACCAGGTTCACGGCGTCCGAACAGATCCTCCAATCATCAGGAGTCGGGCTTTCGCCCTGTTCAAGCTGGTGAAGCGAATCGTACATCTTGGTGAGCTGGTGCGTCCGCCAAGCCTCTGGCAAAGGCTCGGTCGGGCTGGCGGTCATCTCGTCCAGCAAGGTGTAACGCTTTGGCCGTGGCTGGCGCTTTGGCTTCTTCACACGAACCCCGACAGGTCTGGAGCCTTCCAGCCGTCCGGCTTCCCAATTTTCCCGCCTGGCAGGATGACTGGCTTGCCATCGACCAGCTTGGCGTCGTTGCTGGCCAGCACGGCCATATCTGCGGCCTGCTTGTCAAAGCCTGCAAGGTACGCCACACCGTTGCCAGTGACCTCGCTGTCGCACAGGGCATCCAGCGCCTCGATGCGGTCACTTGGATTGATGCTGGCCATGATCAGACCCTTCTTCAGGCCGTTGGCCACACGCAGCAGGTCGGCCACGCTGCGCTCCAGG